CATGGCTGCTATTACCAACACATACACCCGCTTTGATGCGAAGGGTGTTCGGGAAGATCTTTCAAATGTTATCTATCAGATTTCACCAGAAGAGACTCCATTTATGTCTAACATTGGGCGTGAAAACGTAACCAATACTTTCTTTGAGTGGCAAACAGATGACCTAGCCGCTGCTATCACAACTAATGCACAGATCGAAGGTGATGATGTCACTTCTTTCACCGCAGCAGTTGCTACAGTTCGTTTGGGTAACTACACTCAGATTAGCCGTAAAGACGTGATTATTTCTGGCACTTTAGAGTCAGTTGATAAGGCAGGTCGTCGCTCAGAATTGAGCTATCAAATGGCTAAAAAATCTGCGGAAATTAAGCGAGACATGGAGTCAACAATGTTGGCTAACCAAGCCGCTGCTGCTGGTTCTACATCTGCTGCACGTAAATCAGGCGCACTATTGGCCTTCTTGAAGACCAATACTAACGAAGGTACTGGTGGTGGTGATCCTTCATACACCACTATTCCTGATGCGGCTCGTACAGACTCTACAGCAGGTAACTTGCGTTCATTCAGCGAAGTATTGCTGAAAGACGTAATCCAGAAGGTTTGGACAGAAGGTGGTAACCCATCTATCGTTATGGCTGGTCCTGTTAACAAACAGAACTTGTCTAAGATGGCTGGTATTGCTGGTCAGCGTTTCAATGTTACAGGTCCTAAGCCTTCAACTATCATTGGCGCTGCAGATATTTATGTCTCCGATTTCGGAAACGTGAGTATCGTTGCCAATAGGTTCCAACGTGATCGTGATGTTTTCGTGCTTGATCCTGAGTACGCAAGCGTTGCTTATCTGCGTCCCTTCCAGACAGTTGAACTGGCTAAGACAGGTGATGCTGAGAAGCGTATGCTCTTGTGCGAGTGGGGCTTGAAGATCAAGAATGAGAAGGCTCATGGAGCCGTCTACGACTTGAACACAACAATTCAGAGCTAATCTGAGTAACCAAGGGTGGGCTAATAACCCACCCTTTTTTTATGACTACAAAAATCTTTGACATAAACTCAGAAATGGGAACCAAAAAGCTTTGGCATTACGATGCTGATAAAGATGAGGCAACCATTCAGACAATCATTGATGCTACCGAAGTGGTAGAAGCAAACAAAGAACGATTTAATTCGTTTGATGAGAAGGCCAATTGGAAGGGTGATTTGCACCATGTTGCATCCATCCCTATGGCTTTGTATTATCAAATGAAAGCCGAAGGCAAACTTGATGACCAAGCTTACATGAAGCGTTGGTTAAATGACCCTGATAATCGTGCATTTCGCACAAGACCTGGAGAAGTTTAATGGATAGTAAGACCATTGGAATTTTGGTTCCAACACGGGATTTTGTTAATTCGGGATTTGCCTTTGATTTGGCAAAGTTAGTAGGATATACAGTAGGTACATCCAATCATAAAGTAGTGATTTACACTAGTTCTGGCACATTGTTGTCAGCACAACGTCAGGATTTGGCTAGGGATGCTGTAGAAGCAGAATGCACACATACCCTATGGTTAGATAGCGATATGCGCTTTCCAAAAGATTCTATTCTTCGTCTTTTGGAGCATGACACAGGAATTGTTTGTGGAAACTATGCCAAGCGTAGATTCCCTACAGAGCCAATTGCGGTGAAAAAAAATACCCCAGATATGGATGCAACATTTGTCAATCGGGTATATACTGAGGATGATTCAACTGGACTTGTTGAAGTAGACTACTGCGGAATGGGGGTAATGCTCGTTAAATCCGAAGTCTACAAATCTATGGAATATCCTTGGTTTGCTATCCCTTGGGTTCCCGCTGCGGAAGACTATATTGGTGAAGATGTGTGGTTTTGCCGTAGAGCCGCCCAAAATGGGCATAAAACGTATGTTGACCAAGATCTCTCAAAACAGATCTTTCATATTGGCACATTTGAATACAAACATGAGCATACACTAGCGTGTAGGGATGTAGAAAATGGCACTTGACACCTTTAGCGGATTGAAGACAACGATAGCAGATTATCTCAATCGGGATGACCTGACTTCTGCTATTCCAGGCTTTATTACATTGGCTGAAGCAAAGTTTAATCGTAAGTTGCGTGTAAGACAGATGATTAAGAGAGCTACGGCTACTTTGGATACTCAGTATTTTGCCTTTCCATCTGATTTCTTACAGGCCAAAGAATTCCAACTGAATACAAATCCAATTACTTACCTACAGTATGTAACGCAGAACCAAGGTGATTATGGATCTGCAAATAACTATATTGCTACTGGTAAGCCTCAGTTTTATACAATTATTGGCACTCAGATAGAGGTTATTCCAACCCCTGATACTGGTTATACAGGTGAACTTACTTATTATGGTAAGATTACTGCGCTGAGTGATTCAAACACAAGCAACTGGCTTCTGGCCTATGCCCCAGACTTGTATTTATATGGTGCTCTTTTAGAGGCAACACCATATTTAAAAGATGATGATCGTCTTGCCGTTTGGAGTACGTTATATACCAACTCCTTGGGCGACATTGAGGTTGCAGATCAAAGGGCATCTGTTTCTTCAACTCCTATTGTTCGTGCCCGATCTTTGGGGTGATATATGGCAGGTTCTTTTACAGACTATCTTGAAGATAAGATTCTGAAGCACGTATTTACGAATACTGCTTACACATCTCCTACGACTGTTTATGTTGGATTGTTTACTGCAGCGCCAACTGATACTGGTGGTGGCACAGAAGTATCTGGTAGTGGATACGCACGTAAGTCTGCTTCTTTTACAGTAAGCGGAACTGGTACTCTAGCGACTAATAGTGCGGCTATTGAGTTTGATGCGGCTACTGGAAGTTGGGGAACTATTGTTGCTATTGCTGTGTTCGATGATTTGACAACAGGCAATATGCTTGCATGGGCTGACTTGACCACAAGCAAATCCATTGCAACTGGTGATGTTTTACGCATCCCTGCTGGTGATCTTGACATTACATTGAGTTAATTATGGCATTAGTTCTTGCTGATCGTGTCAAAGAGACTACGACTACGACAGGAACGGGTACTCTTACTCTTGCTGGCGCAGCTACTGGTTTTCAATCATTCTCTGTAATTGGGAATGGAAATACTACTTACTACGCAATTTCATCTAATGGTGGAACAGAGTGGGAAGTTGGTGTTGGCACATACACATCTTCTGGAACAACATTAGCCAGAACGACAATTCTTGCATCATCAAATAGTGGCTCTGCTGTCAATTTGTCAGCAGGGACTAAAGATGTGTTTGTGACATTGCCATCAACATACGCAATTGCAACTGCAACAACTGTTTCCGATACAGTAAACACATCAACTGGTTATTTTCAATCTCCAAGTGGAACAACGGCACAAAGGCCTGGTAGTCCTGTGGCTGGAATGACTCGTTGGAATACAACTACAAATGCTTATGAAGTTTATGTAGGTAATAGTGTTTGGACATCACTTGCTTATGGTATTTATTCTGCAACATATTTAGCAGTTGCCGGTGGTGGGGGAGGTTCTGGTGGTGGTGGCGGTGCAGGGGGTTTACTTACTTCAACTTTGAACCTTACTCCATCTCAAGTTTACACAGTTACAGTAGGTGCGGGCGGTGCTTTAGGTATTAATACATCAAGCAATGGTGCTGCTGGAGCAAATTCATCTATTTCTGGGTCTGGAATAACTACTGTTACCGCAATTGGTGGCGGTTATGGCGCGGGTGGCGGTTCTCCATCAAGTTTGAGTGGTGGAACTGGTGGTTCTGGTGGTGGAGCATGGTCATACAACGCCGCTGGTGCTACAGGTGCTTCAGGGACATCTGGACAGGGAAATAAAGGTGGTGATTCATATACTGTTGGAGCGTCTGTTGCCAACGGTTCAGGTGGTGGCGGTTCTTCTTCCGCTGGCGCTTCTGCTGGCGGGGGTGATTCAGGTTCTAATTTAAATGGTGGTTTAGGTGGTTCGGGTACTGCATCATCAATTACTGGATCATCTGTAACTTATGCTGCTGGTGGAAATGGTTATGCTAGAACCGCAAATGCCGCTGGTGGTGCAAATACTGGAAATGGCGGTAGCGGGCCAACTGCCGGTGGTGCTGGTGCTAGTGGTTTTGCTGGTGGTTCGGGTGTTGTTATTTTGTCTGTTCCAACTGCTAACTATTCAGGCAATACTACGGGATCGCCTACAGTGACAACAAGCGGCTCAAACACTATTATTAAATTTACATCATCTGGCACATACACAGCATAAAAAATATCATGGCACATTTTGCAGAAATTGGATTAAACAACACAGTTATGCGTGTCATTGTGGTGAGCAATGAAGAATGCAAAGATCAGTATGGCAATGAGTCAGAAACAATTGGCGCAAAGTTTTGCAATAACTTATTTGGTGGTGTATGGCTACAAACTAGCTATAACGGCACTATTCGTAAGAATTACGCTGGTGTTGGTTACACATACGATTC